AGAAGATGTTCAGGAATACCAACGCTGTATGACTGATCCTGTGTACTTTGCCGAGACATACGGTAAAGTCATTTCACTGGATAAAGGTCTTGTTCCTTTCAAACTGTATCCTTATCAGAAAGAAATGTTTAATCATTTTCAGAATAATCGATTCTCTATCGTACTGGCATGTAGACAGTCTGGTAAGTCTATTATTTCGTGTATGTACATTCTCTGGTATGCACTGTTTCATCCTGACCAAACGATTGCTATTCTTGCCAACAAAGGCGCTACTGCAAGAGAGATGTTGGCACGTATTACACTAGCGCTGGAGAACACGCCGTTCTTTTTGCAACCAGGCACTAAGGCGCTGAACAAAGGTTCTATTGAGTTTAGTAACAACTCACGGATTATCGCTGCAGCCACGTCTGGTTCTTCTATTCGTGGTTTGTCTGTCAACCTACTGTTTCTGGATGAGTTTGCATTTGTAGAAAACGCAGCACAGTTCTATACCTCTACCTATCCAGTTATCTCGTCTGGTAAAACATCCAGAGTTATTGTAACATCTACAGCAAATGGTATTGGCAATATATTTCATAAAATTTATGAGGGTGCAGTACAGAGTGTAAATGAGTTTAAACCCTTTAGAGTAGACTGGTGGGACGTTCCAGGGCGTGATGAAGAGTGGAAAAATCAAACGATTGCAAATACCTCAGAATTACAATTTCAGCAGGAATTTGGTAATACATTCTTCGGTACAGGAAACACACTCATTTCTGCTGATGCTTTGATGAATATGAAAGCAGAGCCAGCAGTAGGGGTCGGTGATGTTAATGTGTATGTTGAGCCTAAAGCCAATCACGATTATATTATGACTGTAGATGTGGCGAAGGGTCGTGGTCAAGATTATTCTACATTTAATATTATTGATATTTCCACAAATCCATTTAAACAGGTAGCAACTTACAGAAACAACTTAATTTCTCCTATTCTTTTTCCTGATATTATTCACAAATGGGCTAAAAGATATAATGAAGCATATGTCATTATTGAATCAAACGATCAGGGTGCAGTAGTTGCCAATGGCCTTTACTATGATATTGAATATGAAAACATGCATGTGGAGTCTATGATTAAAGCAGGTGCTATTGGTATGACTATGAATAGAAAAGTCAAACGCATTGGTTGCTCCAATCTTAAAGACTTGATTGAAGAAAAGAAACTACATATTGTAGATTTACAAACAATTACAGAATGTTCTACTTTTGAAGCAAGAGGTAATTCTTTTGAAGCATCAGATGGTAATCATGATGATCTAGTAATGAACTTAGTTATGTTTTCGTGGTATGTTGGAACGGAAGCATTCTCAAATCAAACTGATATGACAATGAAACAAATGCTTTATGAAGAGAAAATGAAAGCAATCGAAGATGATATTACGCCAGTGGGTATCATTGATGACGGTATTGAAAAAGATAAATCTGAAGTGATAGGTGGCGATGTTTGGTTCGAACATAAGACTGGATTATTCTAAAAACGGAATATTTATAAATATTATAGTTGTTTGAAAGAACCTTATAATGAATAACTTATCATTCAATTCAAACGAAAAGAGGAAGACTCATGGCTTTTTTCACGCCTTCGCTGTCTCCAGCTGTAGTAACCAGAGAGGTTGATCTCACTGGTATTGTGCCAAACGTCGGAACCACCACTGGTGTTTTCGTAGGTAACTACCGTTGGGGTCCAGTCGATAAACCTACACTTGTAGACAACGAAGCGAGACTCGTTTCTTTGTTTGCCACACCCGACACAAATAACGCAGTAGATTTTCATACTGCGGCTCACTTTTCCAAGTATTCTAATCAACTGCTGAACATTCGTGCAGTAACAAGTGCGGCAAAGAACGCATTTGACTCTGACACTAGCACAGGTGTTTCTTCTGGTGTAAGTCAATCTAGCACTCGTTCGGCAAGACTGGTTAAAAACACCACAGACTTTAACAATCAACTTTCTGCAATGGATTCTGACGGTCATAGCTTTGTTGGTAAATATCCAGGTTCGCTTGGTAACTCTTTACAGATCCAGCTCTGCTCTTTTGACACTGGTGATTCTGCGTTTACCACGTGGTCTTTGAGAACCAGCTTTGACGCTGCTCCTGGCACCTCTTCTTATCTTACAGGAAAAAATGGATCGAATGACGAAGTTCACGTTGCTATTGTAGACCAAGACGGTCTGTTCTCTGGCACAAAAGGTGAAGTTCTCGAAACATTCCCATTCTTGTCTTTAGCAAAGAATGCAAAGAACGCAGATGGATCTACCAACTACATTGCAGACGTGCTGAACAATCAGTCTGAATATGTCTGGCTTGTAGATGCTGCTAACATCGACTCTGACTATAGAGTAGCTGGTGCTGGCACAGACGCTGCGGACTCTGGTGACGATTTCAAGCTGATTTCTACTGCACAAGGTGTTAAAACTGTTAGCCTTGTAAGCGGTGCTAATTCTGGTTCGCTGACTACTTCTGAATATGCTACTGCCTTTGATCTGATCGAAGATGTAGATACATTTCAAGTAGACTTCCTGATTGCACCACCAGTAACTGCTACGACTGGTGCTAATACAACCGCAGATACGATCATCACTGATCTGAACACAATTGCCGGCACAACTCGTAAAGACTGTGTGGTAGTTGCATCTCCACCAAAGGCTTCTGTAATCAATACTACTACTCCAGTAGATGATACAGTCACTTTTGCTAATCTGCTTCCATCTAGTTCTTACATTTTCCTTGATAACAACTACATCAAGGTCTTTGATAAGTACAACGATCAGTTCATTGACATTCCTGCTAACTCTTCAACTGCAGGTCTGATGGCTCAGTCTGACCAAGAAACTGCTCCTTGGTTCTCGCCAGCTGGTCTGAGAAGAGGTCAGTACTTTGGTGCAGTAGATATTGCTCACTCGCCAACTAAGGCACAGAGAGACACACTTTACAGAGCTAATATTAACCCAATTGCTAACATTCCTGGCGCTGGTATTACTCTGTTTGGTGATAAGACAATGTTGCGTCGTCCTTCGGCATTTGATCGGATCAACGTACGCCGTCTGTTCCTCACTCTGGAAAGAGCAATTGCAAGAGCAGCAAAGAATGTTCTGTTTGAATTCAACGATGAATTTACTAGAGCAGAGTTTGTTAATATTGTTGAACCATTCCTCAGAGAGGTAAAAGGTCGTCGTGGTATTACCGACTTCCGTGTAGTCTGTGATGAGACGAACAACACTCCAGAGATTATTGATCGCAATGAATTCATTGCTACTATCTTCATTAAGCCTGCACGTTCTATCAACTTCATCACCCTGAACTTTGTGGCTGTTAGAACTGGCGTAGACTTTGAAGAAGTAGCTGGTCAAGCATTCTAAGAACCGCTAAACTAAGGAGATAAAAGAATGGCTATTTTAGGAGTCGATGACTTCAAGGCAAAACTGAAGGGCGGCGGTGCTAGATCTAACCTGTTCAAAGCGACCGTCAACTTTCCAGGATATGCAGCAGGTGATGTAGAACTTACATCATTTATGTGTAAGGCTGCTCAACTTCCTGCATCGGTGATGGCAGAGATCGTGGTACCATTCCGTGGTCGTGAACTCAAAATTGCTGGTGATCGGACGTTTGAACCTTGGACAATCACAGTAATTAACGACACAGACTTTAATGTCCGTGACGCCATGGAACGTTGGATGAATGGTATTAACGGTCATACAACCAACGAAGGTCTTGTTAACCCAACTGACTATCAAGCTGATCTGATTATTGAGCAGCTGGATAAGAATGGCGATACGCTGAAGACCTATAACTTCCGTGGTACTTTCCCAACTAACGTATCTGCAATTGACGTGTCTTACGACAACACAAACGTCATTGAAGAGTTTACTGTAGACTTCCAGGTACAGTATTGGGAAAGCAATACAACTAGCTAATACCGCTATAAATATAAGATAGGGGAGGGATAGACTCTCCCCTATTATTTTACACACCTTGGAGAAGTACTTTGGCTGAAAACGATAGTTTGAAACTCTTTGGATTTGAAATCTCAAGAGCTAGAAATGAAAAAAAGAAAGATCAGTTACCTTCTATCGTTCCACCTTTAGATGATGATGGTTCTGGATATATTACTGCTTCAGGCACTCACTATGGATCTTTTGTAGATATTAGTGGCGATCAAGCAAAAGATGATAAAGAATTAATTAAAAAATATAGAACTATTGCACAGCATCCCGAAGTAGATGCTGCAATTGAAGATATTGTTAATGAAGTCATCTCAGGTGAAGATGAAGTTATAGATTTGAATCTTGATAACGTTGATACTACAGATGCAATCAAAAAGCAAATTAAAGAAGAATTTCAAAATATTTCTGCAATGTTAGATTTTCAAAACTTTGCACATGATATTTTTCGTAGATACTATGTAGATGGAAGAATTTATCACCACTTAGTTGTTGATCCTAAAAAACCTCAAGAGGGTATTCAAGAGATTCGTCCAATTGATGCAAATAAAATTCGTAAAGTAAAAGAAGTTAAAAAAGAAAGAGACCCTGTCTCTGGTGCTAATATTGTAAAGAAGGTTGATGAATATTATATTTACAGTGAAGATACTGCAGGTCACTTAACAAGTTCTACCGGTGGATCTAAATCACAATCTGCTGTGAAAATTTCTCCTGATTCAATTAGTTATGTAACTAGTGGCTTACTTGACAGTACTCGTAAAAAAGTTATTTCATATTTACATAAAGCTTTGAAGCCTGTCAACCAGCTTCGTATGATGGAAGATGCTCTGGTCATTTACAGACTTTCAAGAGCACCAGAAAGACGTATTTTTTATATCGACGTAGGTAACTTACCGAGAGGTAAGGCAGAACAGTATCTTAAAGATATTATGTCAAGATATAGAAACAAATTGGTCTATGATGCTAATACCGGTGATCTGAAGAATGATCAGAAGCACATGTCTATGCTAGAAGATTTCTGGCTTCCAAGACGTGAAGGCGGACGGGGCACAGAGATCACTACGTTGCCAGGTGGTCAGAATCTTGGAGAGATTGATGACATTGTTTATTTTCAAAAGAAACTTTACAAAGCACTAAATGTTCCTATTGGTCGTATTAATCCAGAAGATCAGGCTGGTGGACTTTTAGGTAGAACATCTGAGATTACTAGAGATGAATTTAAGTTTCAAAAGTTTGTAAATAGACTTCGCCGTAGATTTTCTGAACTGTTTAATAATATTCTTAAAAAGCAGTTATTGCTTAAAGGTATTATTACAGAAGATGACTGGGATTCTTGGAAGACAGATTTACATGTAGATTATATTACAGATAACTACTTCACTGAACTCAAAAATGCAGAAATGCTTAGAGAGCGTGTGAATATGCTCCGTGATATTGAACCTTATTTGGGCACATTCTATTCTAAAGAATGGACTCAAAAGAACGTTCTGATGTTGACTGATGATGACATTAAAATCATGAACGATCAAATTGAAGATGAAAAGAAATCTGGGGAAATTGAAGAACCTGAGCCAGAGATTTAGAATCTTATAAATATTATTACAAAATTTTTATTGAGGTAAATAAATGACTGAAATTGTTGATTTTCTAAATAATGTCACTACTAAAAACTTTGTTGAAGCTGAAAAGCAATTTTCAGAGCTACTGAACGATAGACTGTCTACTCGTTTAGAGAGTGAGAAAGTTAATGTTGCAGCTAAGATTTTTAATGGTACAAATGATGATGACTCTGAAGATGAGCCACAGGGTGAAGTAGATTTATCCTCAGACGAAGAACAAACGGAAACGGAAACAGAAGTCGAAGATGAAGACGTTTAAAGAGTTTGCTAAAAACATTGCTCCTCGAGGTCATAAAATTGTAAAAATTTTGGACACAAAGGGCGTTGAAGTAATGGTTACTAAAGATGACAAAGGCAAGTTTAACGTTATGTTTGATAACCAAGTTATCGATACTCTTGGCTCTCAGAAAGAAGCAATGAAGGCTGCTAAGAACTTTGGCAGCATGATGGGTAAAAGGTAGATTTAAATGAAACTGATTACAGAACACACAGAAGAAGTTTCTTACATTGTCGAAGCAAAAGACGATGGAAGCAAAAACTATGTAATCGAAGGTATCTTTGCCCAAGCGGAACAAAAGAACCGCAACGGAAGAATTTATCCAAGACCAATCTTGGAAAAAGCAGTTTCTAAGTATGATAAGGAACAGGTGCAAACCCAACGTGCAGTAGGTGAACTGAATCATCCTGCAGGTCCGATCATTAACTTAGATAAAGTTTCCCATCGCATTACCGAATTAAAGTTTGAAGGTAATAACGTGATGGGGAAAGCACTTATTCTTGACACCCCTAATGGTAAGATTGTTAAAGGTCTCTTAGACGGTGGAGTTAAGCTAGGTGTTTCAACTCGTGGTATGGGAACTCTTGAGAATAAAGGTGGAGTCAATATGGTCAAAGATGACTATGTGATGAACACTGTTGATATCGTTCAAGACCCATCTGCACCATCAGCTTTCGTGAATGGAATTATGGAAGGTGTAGAGTGGATTTGGAATAACGGTGTCTTAGAACCTCAAGAAATTGAAAAAATTGAGACTGAAATTAAAAATGCTTCTAGATCTGATCGCTCTGCGGTTGAGATGCGGGAGTTTAAGAATTTCCTCTCTAGATTAAATTTTTAACAGGAGATAAACATGTCCGACAAAGAACTTATGGAAGACATTGAATCTGTTGAAGAAATGGTCGTGGATCCAGATCCTGAAGAGGAAGAAGCTCACGACGAATCTGAAGCAGAAGCTGATGAAGAAGTATCTGAAGCTGCCGCTGCACCTGAAGTAGATGGCGCAAAAGCTGCAGAAGATGATGCTGCTAAGATTAAAAAATCAGCTCCATCACAAGCTAAAGTTCCTGGCGGGGCTGCCACTAAAGGCGACCCAATACCAAGCACTAAAGCTGGTATGATCAATGCTATGTATGGCAAAATGAATGCTATGAAAAAGTCTGATCTTATGGCTTCTTATCATAAAATGATGAATGCTATGGCTCATCCTGATAAAGAGGATGATGACATGGATGAAATGGATCATGGTAAGAAGAAGAAGATGGAGATGGCTCACGGTAAAAAGAAGAAGATGGAATCTGTAGAGGTTGATTTCTCTGCTGATCTTGGCGCTCTTGTTGAGTCTGAAGCAACTCTCTCGGAAGGATTTAGAGATAAAGCAGCAGTTATTTTTGAAGCTGCTATTAAGTCCAAACTTTCTGAAGAAGTTGCACGCATTGAGTCTGAACTTCAAGAAGAATTTGACGAAGAACTCAAGACTACCCGTGAAGAAATGGTCGAGCAGATTGATGGATACCTGAACTACGTTGTAGAAAAGTTCATGGAAGAAAACAAGCTGGCAATCGAGCATGGTCTGAGAACTGAACTGGCAGAAGATTTCATGAACGGTCTTAAGAACCTGTTCACTGAGTCTTATGTTGAAGTTCCAGAGTCCAAGGTTGATCTGGTAGATGAGTTAGGCACTCAGGTTCGTGAACTTGAAGAAAAACTTAACGAAACCACTGAAGCTTCTATCCGTATGACTGGTGAACTGGAAGAACTGAAGCGTGATGCTATCATCCGTGAACATTCCCGTGATCTGGCTGAAACACAGGTAGAAAAGTTGAAGTCCCTGGCTGAAGATATTGATTTCGAAGATGCTGAAACTTTCGCTTCGAAAGTTGCTACTATCAAAGAATCGTACTTCACCAAAAAGAAAGTAACTGTAGCTGAAGAATCTGTTGACGAAGCTGCTGAAGAGCAGGAAGTTACTGGTTCGATGGCTATGTATGTTAATGCCCTTAAGCAAACACATAAACCACAATAATAAGAAAGAAGGTGTACAATAATGCAAGCTCCTATCTCTTACGATAAACTCGTACAGAAGTGGGCACCAGTACTTAACGAAGAAACTGCTGGTCCTATCTCTGATCACTACCGCAAGCAGGTAACTGCTGCTATTCTCGAAAACCAAGAAAACGCTATGCGTGAAGAACGTATGGTTTCCTCGTTTGGTTCTATTAACGAAGCTGGTACCTCAGCTGGTGATGTTCAGAACTTTGATCCTGTACTGATCTCGCTGGTACGTCGTGCTATGCCAAACATGGTTGCTTATGACGTATGTGGCGTACAGCCAATGTCTGGTCCTAC